TGCCATACTGGAAAGGTGTCGCAGAATTATGGATGATACCAAATATTTGTTTACCTAAATATAAATTTAAGTTCCATAAAACAGCATTAAAATTTTTAGAATATGCTGCTGAACGTTATAAACTACATAGGATGCAGGTTTCTGTCCATTCTTTGAATACAATATCTTGCAAATGGATAGAAAAATGCTTATTTCTTAAAGAAGGAATCTTAAAAAATTACGGACAAGATAAACAAGACTGGATTTTATATGCAAGGTACTTTTAAATAATGGGTTTTCTAATGCCAAAAGCTCCTAGTTTTCCTAGTCCTTCAACAGCTGCTACAGATGCACAAAAGGAACAAGAGGAAAGATTAAATAGGAAAGAATTAAGTGAACGAAAGCAAATCGCTGCTAGACTAAGATCAAGAAGAAGAATGTATCGTGAAATGTTCGGTTCGGACACATTAGGTGCTGGAGCTACAGCTACGGCAGATACAGGTACTGTTAGAAATCCAAGAGAGGTTTAGATGGGCGGTAAAGCTGGATTAAAATATTTTGGTCAAAAACTGACAAAACCATTAAAAGCAGGTAGACCAGGAGTAGGAAAATGGTCAAGAGAAGGAAAAGCATTAACAAATCCAGAAGATATAAGAGATGCAAGAATGGGTGCTTATTCTGTTTTAAATCAAGTGAGTAAAGAAGAAGTTTTTTGGGATGAAAGTGATGATATGATTAAAATGAAACCAAAACAAGTAAAACAAGTAGCAAAGAAAATGACAAAAGCACAACCGAAAACATTAGGAACAACTAGACATTCAAGATTTCATAGAAATCCTGCTGTTAGACGTGAAATGTATGGAGATATGGTTTTAGGTTCAGGAAAGGATTTAACATAATGGGCGGTTCTCCAGTATCATCTATAACAAGAGTTTTTTCTTCTAAAAAAGCAAGTGGAAGTGCTGGTTCTGAAAGAAGAACAGAAGTACAATCCAAATTTGACGCACCAAAAAAAACAGCAGCAGAACAACGCAGGATTCGTGGAAGAAGAAGCAGAAGGCAAAGACTGCAAACTGGTATGTTAGCTGGAGGAACAACATTAGGCACAGAATATTCAACAAGAAATCCTAGACAAAAAACAACATTGGGTGCATAATGGAAAAAATCTACATTAGAAATCCAAAATATAAAAATCAAGACAAAATTGATGAAACAATAAAAGGAATAAAAAAATTAGAAGAAGCTGCTAAAGAATCATTAAAATTAAAAAAATTGAAAGGAAAGAAAAAAAGTGGTAATGTGGAATCCAAAGAATTGGATGTTTGATTATTGTGATATTTGTAACTGTAGTCCAGAACAAAAAAAATTTAGAAGGAGATGTTATATGGAACACTTAGAAAAGTGGCTTACATATAAAATTCCTGCCTGGTGGGTTTTGCTAGGCGTGGGTTTATATATTTGGCTAGGATAAAATTATGATGCGATTAAAACCTGAAGAAGTGCTAAAACGCTATAGTGCTTCTCAAAATAAAAAGGAACAATGGCGTAGCATATACGAAGATTGTTATAAATATGCTTTGCCACAAAGAAACCTTTACGAAGGTTACTATGAAGGAAAATTGCCTGGACAAGACAAGATGGCAAGTGTTTTTGATTCAACAGCAATATCATCAACTCAAAGATTTGCTAATAGACTACAATCAAGTCTTTTTCCTGCATATAAAGAATGGTGTAGACTAGAACCAGGATCTGATATACCGCCTGAAAAAAAACAAGAAGTTCAATCAGTATTAGATGAATACCAAAAAAAAATGTTTAGTCTTTTAAGACAAACAAATTTTGATTTAGCTATTGGAGAATTTTTATTAGATTTAGCTGTAGGAACATCTGTAATGTTAATCCAACCTGGAGATGTTAATACACCAATTAATTTTACACCTATACCACAATATTTAGTAAATTTAGAAGAAGGACCACACGGAACAGTAGATAATGTTTATCGTAAATTTAGAATAAGAGCTGAAGCATTACAACGACAATTTCCTGAAGCGACACTTTCAAAAGAATTACAAAGCTATATTAAAGACCATCCAACACAACATATAGATTTTATAGAAGCAACTATATTTGATCCAGAACAGGGAGATTATTGTTATCACGTTATAAAAGGAAAATCTGATGATCCAACATTTTCTTCTAGTGGACCAAGTGAAGAAATTTTATATAAAAGATTAAAAGACACGCCTTTTATAGTTAGTCGCTATATGAAAATACCAGGTGAAGTTTATGGTAGAGGACCATTGCTAACAGCATTACCAGATATAAAAACACTAAATAAAACTGTAGAATTATTATTAAAAAATGCTTCACTTGCAATAACAGGAGTTTATACAGCAGCAGATGATGGTATTTTAAATCCAGAAACAGTCAAGATTGTGCCTGGAGCTATTATTCCAGTTGCAAGAAATTCTGGTCCAATGGGAGCAAGTTTAGCACCATTACCTAGAGCAGGAGATTTTAATGTAGCACAAATTGAAATTAATGATTTAAGGATGCAAATTAAAAAAGCTCTTTTAGATGAAAGTTTACCACCAGAACAATTCAAACCACGTTCTGCAACAGAAATAGCTGAACGTATGAAAGAATTAGCACAAAATTTAGGTTCTGCTTTTGGTAGATTATTAACTGAAACAATGATACCTATTGTAAAAAGAATTTTAAGTATAATGGACAAACAAGGTTTAATAGATTTACCATTAAAAGTTAATGGATTAGAAGTGAAAATGATACCTGTATCTCCATTAGCGAAAGCTCAGAATTTAGATGATGTTAATAATATGGTACAATTTTTTCAAATAACACAAGAATTAGGACCAGGAGGTCAGGCAAGTGTGAAACCAGAAAAGGTAGCTGCATATATAGCAGAAAAAATGAATATTCCTGCTGATATATTAACAACTGAAGAAGAACAACAACAAATAGCACAACAATCACAACAAATGGTTCAGCAAATGATGGAACAACAACAAGGAGCAGCTGGACCACAAGGGCAACCACCAGAACAAGGTATGCTGCCTGAAGCAGAAATGCCTGAAGGTGCTGTTGAAGTTATGAAAGCATAATGGGAAATCTAATTGGAAAAAAACCAAATACAATGTCATCTGGACCAAAAAAAAAATGGGGTGATGTTGGTATTTGGGAACATCCTTTACCAGAAACAGAAGAAAATTACGATCCACAAAACGAAAAATGGAGAAAACATTTGAAAAGAATAACAAGATATAATAAACTTTTTAAAAGACTTAGAAAAAAAGTATGAAAGATATTAAACAAGAAGGTTGGGATGAAATAAATGCCAACGCTGATAAAGATAATAAAAAATTACACGACAAACAATTAGATTTAGACAGATTATATAAAAAAACGTTTAGAACACCAGAAGGACAAAAAGTTTTAAATCATCTTGAAAGTATTACAATAGATATTCCTTGTTGGTTTCCAGGACAAGATTCAAGCGTAGGTCAATTTAGAGAAGGGCAAAATCATATAGTTAGAGAAATAAAAAAAAGACTTGAACGAAAAGACATTTAGAATAATATATTAATAACACAACATATAGTATGGCAGAACAAGAAACAGAAGAAAAAGAACAAGAAGATATACCAGTTTCTCCGACTGAAGGAAAATCTGAGCTACCTTCTTCTACTGAAGAAATAGAAAAACAAATTGATGAAGGACTTGCTGATAAATTTGCTCCTGAAGAAAAAAAAGAGGAAGAATCAGAACCAGATGTTTTTGATGAAAAAGAAGTAAAAGAATTAAAAAAACCAGAAGGATTAGAGGATAAATTCTGGGATAAAAAATCAGGCGTTAAGTCAGAAGAATTATCTAAGGCATACAAAGAGCTGAGAGATCATATTTCAAAAGGGCAGCACAAAGCTCCAAAAGATGGAAAATATGATAACAAAGTATTTGAAAACTTAGAACCTAATCATCCAACTGTGCCAATATATAATGAATGGGCAAAGAAACACGGAATATCACAACTTGCTTTTAATGAATTAGCACAAAAAGTTATAAATGAATCTAATTTGGATGCAGAACAAGAAAAAATAAATATTGAAAAAGAGATAGAAAAACTTGGACCAAACGCACAGGATAGAATAAAAGCAAATGGTTTATGGTTTAATGGTTTAAAAAACAAAGGAATTTTTACAGAAGCAGAAGAAGATATATTTAAAATCGCTGCTGCTGATGCTACTGGGCAAAGATTTATTGAAAAAGTTAGAAATATGATAGGGGATCAAGTGCCACATAAACTTGAACCTACAGGAGATCAATTACAATCTCTTGAAGATATAAAAGCACAAATAGGTTCAAAACAATATAAAGAAGATCCAGCTTTTAGAGCAAAGGTTTATGCTTCTTTAAAAAGGGCAACAGGAAAAGATCCTGAAACTCCTATTGATTAATTGAAAGATTATATAACAAATACTATATAATAAAATGAAAGGTAACCGACACAGGTCTTTCTGATGTAGTCAATCCTACGTTGCTGTGCCGACACTTATGTCGCTAACACACAAAATTTTATTAATCTGTAAATAGAGGTAAATACTTGATATGGCTTTAAACATATCTGGTGTATTCCAAACTCTCTTTGATTCTGAGGTCAAACAAAGCTACCAAGCTGAAAGTGTCCTTAGACCATACGTAAGAGTTAAACCAAATGTAAAAGGTAGCACTCAAAAGTTCTATGTTATTGGAAAGGGTACAGCATCTGTTCGTACTCCACAATCTGACGTAGTTCCTATAGGCGTTTCCTATACACCTCAAACAGCAACTATGAGTGATTACTCAGCTGCAGAATATTCTGATATATTCCAAGCTGGAAAAGTAAACTTTGAGGAACGTCAAGAGCTTGTTCAATTATGCGGTAAAGCGATTGGGCGTAGACTTGACCAACTTATCATAGCTGCATTAGATGCTGCTTCTTCTAGTTTAACTGTAGCTAATTCTATTGGTGGTTCTACTACTAATATGAATGTTGCAAAAATTAGAGAAGCAAAACTGTTACTGGACAAAAATAACGTTCCACAAGAGGATCGTACTTTAGTTATCCACGCTGACGGTTTAGCAAATCTATTATCTGAAACTAGCGTTACATCATCTGACTTTGTCAATGTAAAAGCGTTGGTTAATGGGCAAATTGATACTTTTTTAGGTTTTAAAGTAGTATCTCTTGGAGATAGAGATGAAGGTGGTTTGACTAAAGACGGTTCTAATGATAGGCAATGTTTTGCTTTTCATAAAGCTAGTATTGGTTTAGCAGAAAATATGACTGCTAGAACAGAAATCAATTATATCCCAGAAAAAACTTCGCATTTAGTAAATGCAATGTTTTCTGCAGGATCTACACATATAGATGCTGAAGGTATAGTTGAAATTACTGCGAGGGAAAGTTAATAGTTATGGCTTTTGATAGAGATGGTTGGAATCCGATAGGCGGTCAAAGCAAAAAAAGTAAAGCTCCTGCAATATGGAGTTATACTACAGCGGACACTATCGCTACAGTAAACACTGAAAGCTACTTTGATTCAGTAGCAGGTGAGGTTGGTGTTGGCGATATGATTTTCGTAAACTCAAGTACTGGCGGTACGCTAGTAGCAACTTTAGTTTATGTCCTATCAAACACAGGAACTGTGGTGGACGTGAACGACGGTACTACACTAGCGAACACTGATAGTGACTAATCCTTAGGATTTAACTGGAATATATATGAATAAGATTCTGGGTTATTGGAGCTGTGTACCTGGAAACAGAAAGCTCCTTTTTTTAGAAACAAAAAAGATTTTATTATGGCAACTGGAGATACTGACGTAAAAATTATTAATGGTGCATTAATTTTATTAGGAAGTAATGAAATTACATCTCTTTCAGATGGAAGTGATGCAGCTAAAATGGCTAGTACAATTTATCCTGATGTAAAAAGAATGGCATTAGGATTATATGACTGGTCTTTTGCTTTAAAGAAAAAAACATTAGCAAGAAGTGCTACAGCACCTACAAACGAATGGACATACAGTTATCCTTTACCTGCTGACATACTAACAAAAGTTCCACAAGCTGTTTACAATAGCACCAGCACAGGTGTTAGTCCAATAACAGCGTATGAAATTTATGATAGTTCTATTTATACTGGAGCTACAACTATTGTTATAGATTATTTAAGCACGGAAACAACAGAAGCATCAATGCCTTCTTATTTTGTCCAATTATTAAAATATATGATGGCTTGGCATTTAGCTGAACCAGTAACAGATCAAGCTGCAAAAGCTCAATATTGGCAAGGAGTAGCGGTTGGTGAACCACACGAAAATATGCGTGGTGGTTTTTTTAGACAAGCAGCACAAATGGATGGGAGAGGTAGACCTGGCAAATCATTTTCAGATCAAGAATTTAGTTTATATTATGTCAGAAATATATAAATGGGTAGAGTTACAGCAATACAAACAAATTTCACAAATGGAGAAATAGATCCATTATTAAGAGGAAGAACCGATATAGAACAGTTTTACAACGGATTAGAAACCGCAACAAACGTCATAATAGAGCCGCAAGGAGGTTTAGCTCGTAGACCTGGTTTAAAATTAATTCACCACATACCTTCTGCTGCTAGTCCACAAAACGGTACAAAATTAATTCCATTTACATTTTCAACTACACAAAGCTATATGTTGTTGTTTACAAACGACAGAATTTATATTTATAAAGATGGAGTATTACAAGCAAACATAAATGGTAGTGGAAATGATTATTTAGCTTCAACTGGCATAACCTCAGCTATGTTGCCTAATTTAGATCACACACAAAACGCAGATACATTAATTTTAACTCACGAAGATTTAGCACCAAAAAAATTAGTAAGAGGAGCAAGTCATACTACTTGGACTATATCCAGTATAACTTTTGACCATATTCCTAAATATCCTTTTACATTTAGTACAAGCTCTCCTTCTGTAACTTTAACTCCTTCTGCTGTAGATGGAAACATAACTTTGACTGCTAGTGGTTCTGCATTTGCAGCTGATAATGTCGGTGTTTATGTAGAAGCCGATAATGGTTTTGGTAGAGCAAGAATTATTGAATATACATCAGCAACAGTAGTAAAAGCTGTAACAGAAGTTCCTTTTTTTGACACCAATGCAGTAGCTAGTGGA